CTCGTTGGCCTTGGGTTTTGCCTTTGTCTTTGCCTGCGTGGTCGGTGCGGAGGAGGGCGATGCCGGCGGCTTTGAGGGCGAGTCCTGTGGTGCGTGCGAATTCTCGGTAGGTGTCGGCTGAGTTTTCTTCGCCTTGTACGGCTCGTCCGGTGGTGTCGATGACGACGACCTGGGCTTGGGTGAGCTCTACGAGTTTCATGACGGCGGCTGCGCCTTCGTAGGTGTTGAGTGGGGGGAGTGAGGGGATGAGGGCGTAGTGGAGGTGGGTGAGGTTGTCTTCTCGGGTGTAGCCGAGGTTGTCGAGGCGTTCGAGGAGGTCGGAGGAGGTCATTTCGTAGTCGAGGTAGAGGACGTGGGTTGGGGGTTGGGCTGGGCGTCCGAAGATGGGTTTGCCTGTGGCGAGGGCTGCGGTGCAGGCGAGGGCGATGTAGCTTTTGCCTTCTTTGCTGACGGCGAAGAGGGCGGTTTGTCGGCCTCGGGCGATGAGTGGGTAGGCGATCCAGTCTTCGGCTTTGTGGTCTTGGTTCCAGAAGTCTTGCCAGTTGATGAGTTGTGAGAGGAGTTCGTCGGGTGTGCTGGTGGTGGTGTTGGGGTTGGTGTTGAGGTATTGGGCTGCTGCGGCTTTCCAGGAGCCTTGGTGGTGGCGTTGGGCGTGGTAGCCGAATTTGCTGTAGCCGCCTTCGGGGACGGGTGCGTTGCTGCTGAAGACGATGAGGGCGTCGTTGTTGTTGTGGTTGAGGCTGGCGGAGATGCCGGTGGTTTTGCCTGGTCGTCGCCAGTATTCGGTGCCGTCTTGGCCTTGGTAGACGTAGGTCCAGCCGTCTTGGGTGAGGATGGTGTTCCAGTGGTGTTGGTTGTTGTAGCGGGTGGAGGGTGAGTTGGGGTCGGTGAGGAAGATGTCGCCGTCTGCTGGGCGTGTGCGGTCTATTTTGGGTTCTGCGGTGAGGCGTTTGATGAGCCATTCTGGGGCGTCGGCTGGTTTCATGTCGGTGATGCTGTAGCCATCCTCGAAGGTGTATGGTTTGCCGTTGGGGTGGATGGTGGGTGGTGCGAGGACTTGGCCGCCGTCGCCTCTGATGTCGAGTCCTGGGCCGAGGCGTTTGCCTGCGTCGTTGCGGATGGGGATGGGGGTGGTGAAGTAGAGGTGTTTGCCGCCGGTTGGGGTGAGGACGGTGACGGTGTCGGGGAGTTTGCCGTGTTCGTTTTCTAGGTCGTTGAGTGTGTCTGAGCCTGATTGTTGTGGGTCGTGTTCGTCGATGTCGAGGACGAAGATTTGTCTGGTGCCTGCTCGTCCGGTGCAGATGCCTACTCCCCAGTTTTTGTAGGTGGTGGTGAACCATTCGGTGATGGTGGTTTCGTTGCTGGTGGCGATGGTTTGCCATGCTTCGATTCCTGCCGGGTATTTTTCGCCTGGTGCGATGGGGATGATTCGGATGCCTCGTCGGGCGTAGAGGAGGGCGTGGTCGAGGATGGTCATTGGCGGGTGTCCTTGGGGTGTTGTGGGGCGGGGTGTGTTTAGGTTAGTTGGGTGGCGTGAGCTATTCGGGCTTCGATGATGGGCCAGTAGTCCTCAGTCAATTCGCAGCCGATCCATGGGTGGCCGAGTTGTGTGGCTGCGACGGCGGTGGTGCCTGAGCCGAGGAATGGGTCGAGGATGGTTCCGCCTGGTGGGGTGACGAGTTTGATGAGGTAGTGGATGAGGGCTAACGGTTTGACGGTCGGATGAAAGTTTTTGACTGGAGCTACTGGTATTTCAGGATGTTGCCCAATTTTGCGTGCGTTTTCAGTGTCGGCGTTGCCATCAAGGCAACCTCCTTGTCTGTTGGGTAGGTGGTCGAGTCCGGTGTTGCGTTCGGTGCGTGATGCTTTGGCGCAGTAGAAAAACCGGGCAGCCGACCCACCATCTGCGTATCCGTCTGCAGCGTATTTGGTTCCTGCAAGTCCGACTGATGGACCGTTGCCTCCTCCTCGTCGTGAGCCTTGACTGGTTCCGTTGCCGGTGCTTTTGGTGTCGGGAAACAGTTCGAGGACTTCGTCGCTGCCATCATGAATGAAGTTCGCAGGCCAACGACCCAATGTTTTGAGCTTTTCTAGTGCTTGCTGTTGGCTTGGTGATTCATGTATTCGCAAATCGTATTCTTCTTCTGTTTCGCCGTGTCTGCGTGTGGCAAGTTTCTGAATAGGTCTGCCTTTGAGTCCATCAAAATTGTCGGTTGAAGTAATGCGAGACTCGTCGATGTTGAGTGCGCCGACGCCGTGTGTGAGTACGTTGTTGGCGACGGTGCCGTTGAGTGGTTTGCGGGCGAGGACGATGGGTTCGTGGGCAGGTTTGAGTGCGGTGCCCCATCCGTCCCACTGCTTCGCCTCATCCGTCGACGGGGCCGTGATGGGAACATCAATCGCTGTTTGTTTTATTCCAACTGCGCCACGGTTGATTCCACCATGCTGGTTGTCTTCAGTTGATACTGATACGCCACGACTTGTGCCTATCACTTCACGTTTGGCCCCAGCGGCCTTGTCTATGGCTTTGGAGACGTCGAGTGATTTGGGGAAGCCTGAGCCGTAGACCCACATGATTTGGTCTCGTATCTCGAATCCTGCGTCTTCAATGGCGCAGGCGAGCCGGTGGTAGGTGCGGGAGCCGCCGAAGGCGAGCAGGTGTCCGCCTGGTTTGAGGACTCGTAGGCATTGTGTCCAGACTTCGAGGTTGTAGGCGATGCCGGTGGAGTCCCAGGTTTTGCCCATGAAGCCAAGTTCGTAGGGTGGGTCGGTGATGATGGCGTGAACCGAGTTGTCGGGGAGGGTGGCGAGTTGTTGGCGGCAGTCACCTTTGAGCAGCATTGTTGTCTCCTTCGTGGATGATTTGTTGAGTTTTCATTGTTTTCCTTTTGGGTATGGTTGACATATTTGGTCGAGAAGTGTGTTGATGGAATGTCGTTGTGTTCCGACGCCTATTGCATATCTATGTTTGGGGTGAGAGATGACGGGCATCCATCCAAGTTCTTGACGGATTTGTTTGAGTGTCATCATTCCGAATCGTTCAGGATTTCTAATTCTGTAGATGTTGGCGAGTCTCGATGTGACTTCAATTCCTGTTGAATCAACGTACCTTGTTCCTTCTGCTGATTTTCCTAGGTACTTGAAGTTGAGTGCTTGGTAGATGGTGCCGAGGTGTTGTTGTCCCGTGTCAGCGAATGTCACGACGAGTCGGACTTGTGATGGAAGCATGTGAAGTGTTTTGCTGATGACGTAACTCGATGTGTTTTTAGGTGCGTTGGGGTGGCACCATGCTCGTATCATTTCTCGTGCGTCTTTATTGTTGGTTCCGGGGATGATGGCGTTGAATGTGGCCGAGTTTCCACCTGGTCCGTAGGCGACTGCTGCGGCGAGGAATCCGCTTGTGGTGTAGGCGGCAAACGCTTCTTGACATGCGTCTGGCATGACGCCTGAGTAATGACCTGTGACAATGGCCCGCCGAATTTCTTTCACTGGAACTTTTACGACTCGTAGTTGTTGAAGTTGTATGGGTTCGTTGATGTGCTCAAAAAGGTTCGGCATGTTTTTTGCGGCTATATCGAACGCTCTGGTCATGAGTTGTGGAGCGGTAGGGTCGGAATTGCACCGCCATCTTCCGACAGGATTGTCGAATGCTCTGCTATTGAGCTACTACCGCAAATCTTTCGCTGAGTGTTGGTCATGTTGGTGGGGCCGAGTTCGGGTTGGTCGAACCAGTTGGTCCAGATCATGCTGGGGTGTTCGCCGAGTTTGATGGCGTAGTGGTCGGCTTGGTATGGGGTGAGGTTGATGTTGTGGTTTTTCCATCTGTGGATGGTGGTGGTGGTGGTGCCGAGTGTTTTGGCGATGGTGTGGGTGTTGGTGCCGGGTGGGAAGTGGTTGATGAGGTTGTGGGTGGGGAAGCACCAGTGGTGTTTGGGTCGGCTGCGTCGGTGGGTCATTGTGGGTTCTTATTGTGGAGGTGTTTGGTGACGGCTTCTTTGATGAGTTCGCTGACGCTGATGTCTCGTCGTTTGGCTTCCCGTTCCAACGCTCGTCGGAAGTTGTTGTCGCAACGGAAAGAGACCATGGGGTAGGTTTTCATGCTGCGTATTTTCCTGTTCCGTGGCAACGGTTGCAGGTCCATCCGGTGTGATGCCAGGCATCTGAGCCGCCTGCGCCCATGCAACGAGGGCAGGTGTTGGAGGCTTTGAGTGAGGCCAACTCGGCACGACGTTGTTTGCGTTCGGCTGCGTCGGAATCCCGCATCGCTGCTTTGACCAGTGCCACTTGTTCTGCGGTTGGTTTGTTGGCTTTCATTTCGGCGTGGCGTACCGCACGGATTTCTTCGACGCTTGTGTATGCCGTATCGCATATGGCGTTGTATTGGCGGAGACAGGTGTGACCGTAGCGAAGTTGTGTTGCAGTGAACTTATGGTGGTTGGCGTTCCATTCGCTGTGTGGCATGTCGCATTCTGAACCTGGTTGCGAGAACGAAACCACGTCCGAGCAGCTCAAGCGACCTCTACCGATTGTGGGGTCGTAGTCGCCTGCGCCTGCTTCAACATGGGTGGAGCAGTAGTAGCAAACTCCTGGGTAACGGTTTTTCATTGTGGCCTCCTTTGCCATGTAAGACAATCTAGCGGGTTTGTAAGACAACCGCAAGTACCCAAAAACCCGCCCTATTTGGGGGTTTCGTGGGGGTTCATGGGGTGGGGTGGGTTGTGGCGGGTGCAGGTGGGGGGTGTGGTGGGGGTGATGTGGAGGGTGATGTGGTTGGGGCATCGAGGGCAGTGCCAACGGGTCACTCTTCTTCGGCTTCTCTGTCCATCCATGCTTTTGCAATCTTGGCTTTCTGTATGTGGGAGACAGCTTCGCAGAGGCCGATGGTTTCGGCTGCTGTCTGGTTTTCTAAGCATTGTATGTAGAACGATTGGTCGGAGTCTTCGTCTTCGACGACGGCGATGAGCACATATTTGATGCACCAGCCTGCCCCGGTGCTGTTCAAGTAGTGCTCGATGGGGTCAGTCTTCTTCGTCATCGCCATCTTCGCATTGCGGGTGTGTGGGGAGTGGGGTGCATCCGCATGGCCGGATCGGGTCAAGTGTATTCATTTGCGTTCCAAGGTTATTGGTGGCGACCATGTGGTTTGCCAGTGTCGCCCTGGCTTGAATGCGACAGTGACGTCACCTTCTGGGTTGAGCGTGACGAGCAGGTGAATACCTGCGGTGCGGTAGGCGTTCATGATGTCGGTGGCGTCAATGTGTCCTATCCAGCGTGAGTGGCCGTCTTGGTCGGCGAGCACGGTGGAGAATTTGGGGTCGGCGATGTTCACGAGTTCTCCTTGAAGCGTGTGACGGCATCTTCACGTTTCTGTTGGATGTGTTCATGGACGATGCTGAGGCAGCCGAGGTATCCGGCTGCGTCGACGACGGAGTCTCGATGCCAGCGTCCGTGTTGGTCGTTGGTGGCGATGCGTGCAAGTTTGACGCAGATCATAAAGGTGATGGCTTGTTTGATGGAGAGTTGGATGCCGGTCATGTTGTGAAACAGTTGGGTGACTTTCCAATAGTCATCAAACGGGTGGCTGTAGGCCTGTTGGCGTGGTCCGGTGATGAGGTTGTGGGCTTCGGTGAGGATGTCTGCACCGTTGCTGTCGGGTTGGGTGTAGTCGTGGTTCACAGTTCAACTCCTTGTTGGATGTGGAGGCGTAGCCGTTCGATGGTGGTGGTGAGGTGGTGGATGTGGGTTTTGTGTGCGTCCATTTCTTTGATGGCTGCATCGAGTGAGTCTTCAAGGTTGTCTCGTTGTTCGGTGACGGTGGCGAGGGCGGTGGAGAGTTCGCTGATGCGTATCTGTGCCTCCTCGTTCATTTGTCGTAGGGCGTCCTGGTCGTAGCTCATTTTTTGTTTCTCCTTGCGAGTTCGGTTTCTAGGGCTTTGATGACTGCTTCGAGGCGGTCAACGTCTCCTTGGCCGACGAACACTCGTCGCAGGAAGTTGATGGCGTCTCGTATCTCTTGTTTTGTCATGGCAACTTTCTAGTGGGGTGTGACCGGGACAGGAAAAGGGGAAGGGAAAAACCTGCCCCGGTCACGAGGATTACTGATTGTGGTCGTTCTCTGACCTACGCAGGGCAAGCCAGAGAACGACCATCATCAACGCCCCAGCAGAGAGTGGGGCGAGGAGGCTCACCACATTTCCGCCGAGGCGTCGTTCTTTGCTGGTTCGACTTTGGCGGCGTAGAGCTTGGGTG